CGCTCATACGATTGCGCGGCATTACCCGTTGTAGACGGAAGATTGCCGGGATTGATCCAGCATTCTACTGTGAAATCTCCTGTCAGATTAAATGCCGAAGAGTACGGCACGCTAAGGTATTGCCCCGTTGCGCCAAAATACCCAGACCAGTTCGTGATGTCGCTCTGGTTGTAGCTTACCCCCGGAGCGGCAAGCGTGAACGGGCTGAACTTCTGGACCTTGGTGTCGCCGTTGACCGTGATCGCAAACGCATTGCTGCTGTTGTCGATGAAGCGGTTCGACTGGCAGGTCAGCAGCGAGGTGCCGCTGATGGCGGTGAGGGGAGCGGTTGGGGGCGTGAAGTTAGCCGTATAGACCGCCGTGCCTTTTACGAGACGCAGATTAGAAATGTAGCCAGAAAAAGGTGTGCTAGACGCATTGGCGTCGATACCCACATAGCAGGTTGATTGACCGTAACTGGTGGAGCTAGTTTGCGTACCAAGCGACACGCCGTTTTTAAATGCCTGCAAGCTAGTTCCAGAACGGGCTACAGCTATGTGCGTCCAAGTGTTATCAGAAATTCCAGCAGTAAATGTAAAGTCGATTGCGGTGAGTGCGCGACACACCTCAATGTCACCTGACGTATTGATGGCGATAGATAGACCTGCACTTGCTATAGCGATAACCATCAGGCGAGACGATGATGTTTTATAAACCCATGCCTCTATCGTGTAATCGCCAGTGCCGATCCCAAACGCAGCATTGCTGGGTGCAGTCAGATAATCCCCGCTGCCATCAAAATAGTTTGACCAGTATGACCCATAAGGCGAGAATGAACCTTGCGTGGTGTTGCCGTTCCGGCTGACTGGATTGAACGCGCCGCTGCTGTCCACGAATAGGTTGTTGTTTGCGTTGCTGAGCGACGTGCTGGAGAGCAGAAGGGAGGTGTAGGGCCAGTATCCATCGGCACTGGCATCCGGCCAGACGCCTTGCTTCAGCCAATAAGCCACGTCTTCAAGACGCCATACGCCGGGAGCACGGCCCGTCAAAGGGTTCGGCCCAGTTGGTGTGTCCGGTGACTTGGTGATGATATTGGCTGGATAGCGCGACATTTACTCGGCCTTTTCCCACAAACAGGTGTCTTCGTTTAGCACGAAGTTGCCCTCCGGTTGAGGGGGAATAAACGCATCGCGCACCGGATCGTAACTAAAGCCGATCCCAGCGAAGTTTTTGCGCAAAGGCCGTCCTTCAGGGTGTTGGCCTCCGTACGTGTTGTACGAGGTCTGCACCCAGCCGTCGCCAAACAAGCCGCTGTCGATCACGTCCTGCTCAGCCACAATAACCTGAGTGACAATGCCGTCTTCAACCTTTGCAAAGTGCGACATTTTTCACCTCAGAATGTTATAGAACCGCTGCTTGTAAATTTATAAATAGTATTGCCGCCGCTGGTTGTCACGGTTGGGGAACCAGTAGTTGAGGTGGCCGCTCTCGGTGAACTAATGATGACTACGCCAGAGCCGCCAGCCGCGCCGCTACGATAGCTTGTCGTGTCTCCAGCGCCACCACCGCCGCCTCCAGTGTTCGTTGTTCCTGCTGCCGGGGGACCAGAATTACTGCCGCCATTACCACCGCCACCGGCCCCCCCCGTACCCACAGTCAATGCATATGCGCCGCCACCACCGCCACCTGCGTAAGTAACAGACGACCCAGTTATTGAGGAGGCGGTACCAGCGCCCCCGTTGCCGCCATTAGATGCGGTACTGTTTGCGCCAACAGCACCTGCACCACCCCCACCAGCGGCGGTATACCCGGATGCCGTCGCACTACCACCATTATTACCCTGAGAGGGCGACGTGGATGGAGTGTTACCCGCTCCGCCAGAAGCGCCTCCGCTAAACGCGCCGCCACCGGAGCCACCATTTGCTCCACCACCACCACCGCCGCCTGCAGATGTCTGAGAATTAAATGAGCTATTGCTGCCTTGATTGCCACCCGAAGCAGCAGAACTTGTTGCGCCACCTGCACCAACGGTTACGGTGTACGTAGTGCCAATAGTGAGAGGTTGGCTAGTAAAACTGCGGTATCCCCCTGCACCACCGCCGCCGCCCATATATGGATCGTTTGCTGACCCTGCCCCGCCCCCGCCCCCGGCGATTATGAGATAATCAACAAAAAACGGAATAGGCCAAGTCCCCGCAGCCTGCTGCACCATCTGCTGCGGCAGCGTCCACGATCCAGACGCAGCGCTACTGGTCGGAGCTACAGGATTAGCAGTGATAAAGCCGCCACGATAGCGCCGGGACATAGCTAAGCCCCCTTACGACATGATCTCGTAAGAGATGCTGAAGGTGATACCGCTGGCAGTGCCAGAGGTGACGGTGATCGACGTACCTTCCATCAGATAGATGGCAGTCGTCTTGTCCGCCACGATCAGCGAGGCGTTGGCAGGCACCGAGATGGCCGATGCAATCGGGTAGGCGGTGCCGCCCGAGGGGGCCGACCCCTGAGCAACAGCGCCATTCGTGTAGATCGCCACTGTAGCGTTGACGGCAGCAGAGCCATTGACGTTAGCTGCGACAATCTGATTGATCCTGAACACCTGCCCAGACGCCGCTGCATTAGGCAGCAAGACCACCGCCGTCGTGCCTGACGGAGTATAATAGGTAGTAGTACCCGTAATCGTCGTGACGTTAGCGAGATTGGGCGATGCCATAGTTCAGTCTCCTAAAGACCAAGTATCATGATCTTACCGATCACGCCAGTAGCTGCTGCGCCGGTGGGGCCGGTCGGGCCGGTAGGACCTGCGACTGTCGAGGCTGCGCCGGTCGGCCCGGTAGGTCCGGTAGGTCCATTAGCGCCATTAGCGCCCGTAGGTCCGGTAGGCCCATTAGCGCCAGCAGTTCCGGTCGGCCCCGTAGGCCCATTGGCTCCGTTAGCGCCGGTAGGACCGGTCGGACCTGCAACAGTCGAAGCTGCGCCAGTAGCGCCCGTGGGCCCGGTCGGACCAACTGCACCCGTAGACCCCGTAGGCCCGGTCGGACCAAGCTGGGTGTACATGACCTGCGTGGCAGTGAAGATGACGCCCGGAATGGACGGAGAAACAGGCGTTGTTCCAGCGGGATCAGACTGAATGGAGATCTGAGTGCTGGTCGTGGACCAGATCATCTCATAGAAATCGTTAGCAGCAACGCTGACAACAAAGTTGACGGTCATCAGGCCATAGCCGTTAACACCGCCATGCTTCTGCTGAATGCTGAGCTTTGTATCGCTGGCCGCGACATCCCCGGTGCTGCCGCTGTCATTCTTGCGCAGCCAGACATTCACATCACCAATCTGAGTGTCGGAATTTGCGAATTGAATTGAGAACGTCAGGCTAAAGACGCCAGCATAGGCAAAAGTAATGCGGCTACCAGAGACAACGCTAACACCATTGTTGCTGGGGTCAGCACTGTTCAATGTGATGGAATATGCCGTATTGGCTGCAGCAGCAGTCTGCGTGGTCGTGTCCCAAAACGACCCCCAATAACCAAGGGCACCACCTGCACCCGTAGCGCCCGTAGCGCCCGTAGGACCCGTGGGGCCAATAATCCCCTGCGCGCCCGTGGGCCCTGTAGGGCCGCCAGCGCCAGTCGTGCCCGTGGGTCCCGTAGGGCCAACATTACCTTGTGCGCCGGTAGGGCCGGTGGGCCCCGTAGCGCCGGTATCGCCCTTTGCGCCGCTGATGTTAACGGTCCAGCTATTAAGCGTCCCGGTGCCAACAGTGCCAGTCACATCGACCACAAGCACACCCGTCGTGCTGTTGTACGATGAGACAGATCCCGTCATCTGATATGTCGGACTGTAAGCAATGATTACGCTCTGGCCGACCGAGTAGGACAGGCCAGTCGCGACATTAAGCGTCTTAAGTCCGGTGCTGATCGTCAGCGAGTCTGTGCTGCTGGTAAGGTATTTGTCGCCGCTCAGCCCGGTAGGGCCGGTAGGGCCTGTCGATCCCGTAGGACCAGCAACAGTAGAGGCAGCGCCCGTAGGCCCTGTGGGGCCGGTAGGCCCCGTAACGCCCGTAGGCCCCGTAACGCCTTGTGCGCCTTGAGAACCGGTAGGCCCCGTAGGTCCAACATTGCCGGTAGATCCCGTGGGTCCTGTGGGCCCCGTAGGCCCAACATTGCCTGCAGTGCCTTGAACACCCGTAGGCCCCGTGGGCCCTGTGGATCCCGTAGGTCCCGTTCCGCCTTGAGCGCCCGTAGGTCCAGTGGGTCCTGCCTGCAGACCAGCAATATCGCCAGCGGTAGTGCGCCGAGAAACGCCTGCCTGAACGATCTCAAGCTGCTCGGTGCCATCCAGAGAGGTGGCAAGTGGTAGCTGTGGGATCGTTGTGTTCGACATATTTAAACACCCGTCTGCGGCAGTTGATCAAAACCATACGGCATGCCGATATTGGCCGTGACCATCAGCGTTGTACCCGTCAAGAGAGCGCCTGCAGGTATAGCTACATTGGTTTGATAGGTAAATGCCGTCGCTGTGGTAACGGTAATGCTATAGGCACCGTCTGCATGCACGTTACCAAGGCCCTGAACCACGATCTGATCATTGGTAGAAAGGCCATGCACGGCTGAAAATGTGACCGTAATCTGATCTGTGCCAACAGAGGACACAGATAGGGGGTAAAGCTTCACGCGGTATGCGGTGGTTCCCTCAAGCGGCATAACGGCACTTTGATCAATGCCATTGGGGATGCCGACAGGTTGCGTAAGCAGGTTTTGCCCATTTTGAGCGGACAGAGTTGTCGTACCCGGTATAGGAATACCGGTCACCGGATCGTACACCGTCGCCTGAGTAATGGTTTGGTAATTTGTCTCAGCCTGCGCGAAGTCCTGCGTGCGCGGCTGGTCAATAGGAACGGGATCCGCCGGAACCACAATAGCGCGCTGCTGCTCCTGCGGAACATCCATGCACGTATCGCACACCAGAATACGCACGTTCTGTAGCGTTGCGCCACGCCAGTCATACTGCCAGTTAAGATTGACGCGATTGTACCGGAACCCGCAGCGGTCACAAATAGCATGTGCCTGCGGATTTGAGGGGCTGGTTCTGGCCCGTCCGGAGATTGAGGCGTATGCCACCGCGCCTTACCTGAAGTACCCAGAGATCATTGGCGAAATATACTGCTGAGCAGTTTCTACGTTCTGCTGGGCGGCGATGGCATAGGCCTCGTCAGCCAGCGGTTTGAGCATGGCAACCTTTTCTGGTGCCCACATCATCGCCAGACGCTGCGCCAGACCGTAAGCAAAGGCCTCCAAGAAGTAGACAGGAATGTTGACTGTCTGTCCGTTGGAGAAGTTTGCGTCGTCGATCTGGCAGACCTGATAGTATTTCAGAGAGGTCTGAGTGCCATCAGGGACGGGCCAGAGCGTCACGGTGCTGCTGATCAGGCGGTTCTGCCAGTAAGTGGTCGGAAAGCCCTGCTGCTCCTTGTTGGGGTAAGAAGCATATTCAGTGCGGCTGATCGGCAGGATCAGGCGGTCAATCGGAGGCCCGGATCCATCGTCCGTCTCGATATAGGTGTCGAGCATAACGATGTTATTTGCAGGCAGGTTGTACTCTGCCTGACCTGCAACAAGCGGGATGGTTTGAAGATTGACCATCCACAGGTTGACGCCCTCAGAAGACCAGCGGCCAAGCAGCAGGTTTGCCGCCATGCGGGCGGACTCCATATGCTCCTGCAACAAGGCGGTATTGCGAATACCGCACAGGTTGAAAGCATAAAGAGTAAGCTCACCAAGCGACGGGTTGTAGTTGTAGGTGCCACTGACCGCCATGGTTTTATTCCTTAGTCGCCAGCGCCCGTCTGAAGGACAGTCATAACAACTGATCCAGCACCACTCGCCTGCGTCATCTTCACCGCAGTTACCGGGAAGTCAATCAAGGTGGAAAGAGTGGCAGTCTTGGAAGATAGGGCAGTGATTGCATACCACGTCCCGCTCGAAGGGGTGTAGCCGTCAACGAGCACGTTATCGAGCGTGTAGTAGACGGTATAGTTGACAGTGCCGGTTACTGCGCAGCCAATCGACACCTGAAACTGGGTCGAGAACGTGTCGAGAGCGACCATGTTGCTGGTCTTTGCACCACCACTGGCGTCGCTAGTGGAAACTGTAATGGGATACATGCCTCAGTCCCTTCCTTTGCGGGCAACTGCCGCATTGTCTACCAAATTGGGATAGGGTCTACCAGCAGCCCTAGCCCTTGCTTTTGCCTGTTGCTCCTGCCGGTGGGTCAGGTGCTTTGTTTCGTGACCTTTAGGGAGGTCTTTGTCCCAGAAGTCTTTTGCCATGTTAGCACTTAACGTCCCATCGTTTAAGGGCCAAATTGATGCGGCTATTCGGATCGTGTGCGGTCTTAGGGGATGTCAATTTTTCTTTAGCACCGCACATACGGCTTCTAAAATTCTCACGCCGCTGAGCGGCCTCTGGGCTACGCTCAGCTTCAGCAGCAGTGACAGGGCGTTTGATATTGTGCCCCTCTGCGCGAAGCGATGCGCGACCCTTTTCGTTCAATCCGCCCTTAGGCGACTGCCCTTCTTTACGTTGCCAAGTGTCAGACATATCGGTCTCCATGGCAAAACGGGGGCCGCTAAGCCCCCGTCCGCTTGGTCAAGAAAAAGCCAGAGGCTCAGTCCATCCCCGTTTCGACCTTGTGGCCCTTCGGCGGGGTGCCGTGACGAGCCGAGGTGAACGGATTGGCGTCCGAGGTCGCACGACCACCGCTCTTGCGGGGCTTGCGGCCAGCGTGGCACATCGCGTCCTTGCCCATTGCCTTGCCACCGCTCTTGCGCTTTTCGGCTTCACCGAAAATCTTGGAAGCGTTGTTGCGGCGCTCCGGGTTGCTGCTCAGATCCTGAGCGGCCTGATTAACGCCACCAGTGGCGCGAGTCTTACGTCCCTTCATAGCGAATATCCTTTACGCTGTGAGGCTGTTGGACTGGATATAGGTGACGGTGAGAACACCGACGCCGCTACCCGTGTTGGTCGAAGTTACCACGACCTTGATGTCAGTGGTGCCGACATCCTTCCAGTTTGCGATAGCCGCATCGACAGTGCCGGGGTTGGCCGAAACCACACCCTTAGTGCCGCCAGCGACCGCGCCCGCAGCAGTCAGCGCCGTGGCCGAAGCCGTGGTGCCAATGCCGAGAGTGGAAGCAGCGCCGGTCCAAGCCGTCGTCACCAGCAGCGTAATGCTGAGGATCTGACTATCGGCAGGGATGACAATGCCAGTCGTGTAAACACCAGCAGACGAACCATTGGTTGCCTGCGTGATGACTTCTGACTGCGCCATAACAGCGTAGCCAACATTGGCTGTGCCGGTGGTACCACCAACCCCAGCAAGAGTGCCGGAGCCGTCGCTCTGGAGGACGTTGCCCGCCTTGATCGGTCCGGTAAAGACAGTTTCTGCCATTTGCAGTCTCCTTTATGGATGCCCCTCCCCCGAAGGAGAGGGGCTACCGATTATCAAGTCGGGAACGAACCGTAGATCGAACGCCAGTTGTAGTAGCCGAACGAGTAACGCTCGTAGCCCTTGACCAGAAGGTTGTCGGTCACGAAATCGACCTGCATGTCGGTTTCGAACTTGACGCGCTCCATGTACGACAGACCGTCGATGTTGGTCAGCAGGAACCAAGCACGGGCCGAGGTCAGGAAGTCGTTGACCATGTAGCCTTCAGGCAGACCGCCTGCGGTGCTCAGGATGGCGTTCACGTCGTTGTCCGCAGTACCCGGGCGCAGTTCCGTCTTCGTCAGACGGATAGCAACCGGTTCAAGCTGCGGCGGAACGATCAGCTTACGACCACGGGCGAACACCTTCAGACCGGCCTGATCCTTGAAGTTCGTGCGGATCGAGATCATCCCGTTCAGCAGCGTGGCTTCGTTAAGGTCAACGTCAGTCGTCGGCTTGTTGGCAACCGTGCCACCGTCAATCGGGTGCGAAGTCGAGCACAGGGCCACGCCGTCACCGCCAATGTTGGCGTTGTAGGTGGTAGCCGTGTTCAGGATGTTCGCGCCGTAGATTTCCTTGGTCTGCTGGAACGATTCGATCAGACCGAGGTTCGACGGGTGGAACTGCGTCTTGTACAGGTTGTCGTCAATGGCCTTGCGCGTGATGGCATAGCCGAGCGCAATTTCATTGTGTTCCTGATTGTAGACGTAGCGTTCACCAGCATTGTTGTCGAAGCTGGTCTGGCCACCTTCGGTCTTAAGCTGGGCGAGACCGAGGTAACGCATTTCAGCGGTACGCTCGAGCGCCAGCTTCGAGTCATGCTTGGTGAAGATCTTGTCGTACTGAGACGGGATCATCTCGTACTTGCCTTCAACCCCACGGAGGCCCGGGAGCAGAAGGTCCTTAATCGCTGAAAGATTAACAGCCATGGTTCCTTACTCCCTTAGATGCCAGTGAGCGTCTTGGTGCTGACGTTATTGAACGCAACAACTGCATAGTTGTAAGCGCCCGACGCAGTACCATTCGCACCCGGAGGCGAGGTGACAAGACCAACAACCTTAAACGGCAGGGTAGCCGTGGTGGTCGGGGTCACGGTGATGTCAATGTAAGCACCCGAGACACCGCTCATGGTGTTCGGGCTGCCGTAGTTGAACTGCACGTTGGCACCAATATCGGTGACAGCGAGACCGGTCGAGGTCGAACCGCCGACCTGCGCCAAGAACTTGGCGTTGGGGTCGTTCACGACATAGACTTCGACGGTGTTGCCCGAGGCAACGTCAGCAGCACCCCAGAAGTTCGACCAAACGGTGCGCTTCTGAGAAACCGACAGATACTTACAACCCACGAAAACGCCAGCAAGGATGCCGGTGCCCGGGGTGGTGGGGTAGATCGAACCGTCTGCATTCTGGAAGACGGGGTCGCCAAAGTACATGGCAGCAGTGTTGTAGGCGCAGAAACCGACGTTCTGTTCATACGTCGGGGCCGAACCCGTACCGCTCCACTGGCTGAAACCGAAAGGCGCAAAAGTATTCGCCATGACGGATCTCCTCTTGGAAAGCCATCATCGCACACCGGGGCGACTAAGACTGGAAAAGGCTAAAACCTCCACACCGGGGGAGGTTGAAGGCAATAATGACGCTTTTTCCTGTAAAATGTCAACTGGTAATAAAAAGGGCGGCATTTAGCCGCCCCTTTCACCATTTTTGGGTCACTCCGGAATGGGAATTGACTCGTAAGACTTCTTAACTTTGACCAGTGACTGGTCTTTGTTGGAGCGCTCAAAGTGGCCGCTTTCAGCCGAATTAAGCTGAGCTTCCTTCTGGCGGACCTGAGCACGGGCGATGCGCAATTCAGCATCGCGGGCATCGTCCGTAATTTCCTTCGGACGCTCCATCAGGATCATGCCCTTGCGCTCAATAAACGGATAATCACCGCCCATCGGCATGTATGACGGGTGACGCGAGGTCGGAACAGGCTCCCAACCAGCACGCGCCAAGGCGACCTGATAGGCCGGATCCTCAGCGCCAAGCACCGTGCGGCGCTTCCACTCATAGGACCAGCCCTCAGGGATGTCAGAAGGATCGATGTAGAATTCATCGGTACCTTCATCCATGTCGCCATTATTATGATCACGCAGTTCAGCAGCACGGCGCGCAGCGCGAGTGCGGGGATCTTCTTCTCGCATGGTAGGCCTCATTTCTGGACGGGTATCAACTACCGGCGGCACATAAGGCGTAAAGGTTTCTTCGAGAGCATGGTCGATCTGCTGAGCCTTCTGGTTCAGGGCTGCAGAATTCTGGATCGACTCTTCAACGGCCTTGAGGACCTTGGGCGGACGACCACGCTTTTTGGGTGCATTGGGGGCAGGAACAGTTGTCATATCAATATCTCCTCAATCAGTTAAGCTTGCCTTCTTTCTGCAAGGCCAGTTTGCTGCGACCATACTCTTCCGGCGTCATGCCCATCAGGCTGGCCATTTCACGCTCTTCTGCGCTGAGAGTAACGCGATTTGAGCGCGTGCCAGTGCCAGTGCCACTGCGCGAGACAGGGGCCGCAGGCGGAGCGGAGCGCTTCTGGACAGGCTTTGCAGCAGCCGAAGATGCGTCGTCGTAGCTATCGCGACGGCTTCCATTGATGCGCAGGGTGTCCTCAATCGACGCGAAATAATCATCCGTGTCAGGATTGATGCCATCGCTGACGGCCAACTGGTGGGCTGCAAGCATCTTATTGTACAGGCGCGGATCGGTCGCATACTCAGGATGACGGCGCACCCAGTCAGCAGAACGCGGCGAAAGCTGCGAGGCAAGCGCCTCGACAGGATCTGCGACATATGGACGCGGTGCCTCAACCCGAGGAGCACTCTCCAGAGCCTGCTTGCCCTGCTCAAGCTGAAGCAGGCGGGCAGCGTTGGAAGACATCTCAGCCTGAATTTCGGCTGCGGTATCGTAGTCGCCAGCCGCCATGGCATCGCGATAGTTCGATTTTAGGATCGCGTTGGTCTGGTTGACGGTCTCAATCGCGTTGGTAACGAGGTGCAGGTTGCTATCCTGAGCCTCGCTCTGAGCCTGATACGCAGTCTGCGCAGCCTCATTCGCGCGGCGTTCAGCCTCTGCACGCGCCTGACGCTCACGCTCAAGCTGCTCCTTGAGAGCCTCAAGACCGTTATCAACGGGATCTTCGTGCTTCTCTTCGGTCTTTTCAACGATCTCTACCGGCTCTTCAGCAGGCGCACCGCCTTCGTCGGTCAGTTCGATTTCAATAGGATCATCAATCTTTTCTTCGGTATTCATACGTACCTCCTTACCAAACCATGTCTGGATGCGGGATGCTGCCACGAATATTGGTGTCCTTGAGCGCGCGGCACAGGACGCCATTGACGGTCTGGCTCCAACCGTCAGAAGGCCGGTAAACGACCCAATCGTGAAGCTTTACGTTGACGCCACGGAACCAGTTGCCGTTGGGATCGTCAAAAGCTTCGGGCCCCATCTTCACGACAAGGCCGACCTTGCTCTGATGACGGTCTTCGTCGCGATGGCTATCAGGCAGGTAAATGCCGCTGGCGGTCTTTTCGGGGCGGATATAAACCGCGACCACGACTTCATTGTGGAATACCTTGTAATCATCAATGTTGCCGAGAGCTTGGAGTATAGTTTCCTTCGGATCGTTCTCGTGTGTCATGTTCATATGAGGCATAGATAATTCTCCATATTATCTCTTCGACAGGGTAGTATTTACCTCATCGCACAGGTCGAAAACTGAGCGAAGGGCGATGATTTTTCCGACTTGGTGCTTGTATTCAGCGTAATCAACGACCGCAGCAGGGTTCGTCAGATTTTCTGATAGCCTGAGGATCTCGGCCTCAACGAGCTTACGAAGCTCGAATTCAAACATGTTATTATAATTCATCGATATGTCTCAATAAGATAAAATAGGTTGGGCGGTGTGGGGGGAGAGAGGGGCACCACACCGCCCTAAGGCATTACTTCTTGTGCTTCTGGATCTCCGTCTTCTCCAAGCGACCCAGACCGCTACCAGCGCCAGCATCCATGTCCTTGTACGAACGATAGGTGCGGCCACCAGCCTTGCGGGCCATCGGAGCAGGACCAGCGCCGCCAAGCCCTGCGGGAGCCGGTGCAGGCATCGGCATCGGCATCGGGGCAGGGGCGGCAGCAGGCGGCATCGGAGCGCCACCCTGCGGCGGAACCGGCACAGGAATACCCGAGGGGCCACCCGGAGGCGGAGGCATGGCACCCGGCTGCTGGGCGCGCTGACCAGTACCAATCACGATGTTGATGTTGGTCTTGCCCTTGGCGCGGCCACCCGACTTGCGAGCGGTGCGACCACCTTTCATGTAGCCTTCTTCCTTCATGCCAGCACGAGCCGCACGAAGGTTAGCCAAGTTCTTCTGGGAGGTCTTCACAGCCTCTTCGCGGATACGCTCAGGCGCTTCCTCACGCATCATCTTAGTGAGGCGCAAATCTTCGCCACGGCGCTTGCGATATGAGTCATCGCTGCGGCCTGCGATGGCAGTTCCCTGCTCGTAACCCATTTGATACGGCAGCTTCTTGGCGACTCGCTTCGCGGCGCGAATAATGTCGTTAGCACCACCATCAGCGCGCTTAGCGCGGCCACCCTTATTCATCTCAAGGCCGGAGAGGCTGCCGCCATCACGCTTGGCGAGGCGACCACCAGTCGGACGGGTGCCCTGATACTCGCCATCCATAGCCAGACCGCCCGATTTCAGACCCTTGGTCGAGTGCTGCTTGTCGTGCTTCTTGTCGAGTGCAGAAGCTTCCCACTTCTTCATCGACATGCCATGCTTCTTGGCAAGCTTCTTGTCCTGAGCTTCGTCCTTGGCCGAGCCCTCCCAAGCACGACCGCCCGACTTGCGAGGCTTCGTGCCGAGAGTGTCGGGATCCGGGCGCGGCTTAGGCGTAGGAGTCGGAGTCGGCTTCGGAGTCGGCTCATACGGATCGTTATAGCCGCCCTTGGGGATCTTGATCCCGTTGCTTTCGATGGTCGGGCCACCGCCCTCCTTCTTCGTGCGACCGCCCTTCTTGAGAAGAGTCGAACGATTAGGGTTGGGATTGTTCTTCAGGCCGTAAAGGTCGCCGCCCATGGAGGAAAGCGGACCACCGCCCATCTTACCAGCGCGACCGCCAGTCTTCAGGCCGCCAACATGCTTGATGCCTTCGCGGTCTTCGTTTGCGTCCTTCAGGTTGCGATTGACCAGCGCATCAACAGTCAGGTGCTTCGATCCATCACGCGGCTTCTTGCCCGCATGCTTGGCTGCTTCCTTACCTTCGTTGGCGACAACCTTGCCGCCCTTCTTGTAAGCGCGACGCGAGACCGGGCGCATGCCAGTCTTAACACCGGCATTGAGAACTTCTTCCGGACCGTAGTCAGAAGCGTCCACCTTGCCGCTCTTGGCGGAAGTGATGCGATGGATCTTGGCTCGCATAGCGCGGCGAGCATTACGGGACATCTCTGACATTACAGTCTCCTGTCTTACCGAGTTACCGGCGAATACGCGCCGAAAAGCATGACGCGCGGCGACACTACTTCTTTTTAACACCCTTAGCAATCATCAAGGCTTTACGGACCGCGCCGCCTTGCTTGAAGCCATATTTACTCTGGTTCTCCATACCCATCATGACGCTATTGATGAAGCGCTCATTGACCGGCTGGATATGCTTCTGCTCTTCAAAATGTTTGCGGGCAGTAGATCGGCCCAAGAAATCTTCAGAATACGGGTGAACAATCTGCCCTGATTTGGTTGGCTTCATAATCAAGCGGTCAATAACGTCAGGCTGCGCATAATGGCGCTGAACCAGAGGCACGTCCATGACGTACTCACCAAATGTGTTAACAGGATAGGTAGAGTGCTGGAAAAGAAGCTTGCCACCCTTAGGCTCTTGGTTTGAGAGTTTAACAACTCGAAAACCAAGTTTATTGCCTCCAGTACCCATTAAGTCGGGATTGGTGATAGCCGCACGTGTTACGCCGACCTCAGGGAAGCCGCGATCACGCCACTTTTCCTTGTCCATAAACTCGACAATTTTTGTGCGGTGGCCGCCATTGATGTTGCCTGTATGGGGGCGCGCAAAGTCACTAACCTCTTTGGCATTCTCCAATCCGGGCCATTTCTCCAGTTTTTCAAGATACTCGGCAAAGACTTTGGGCTTGCTCTTCTTGAGGTCTTTGATGTGATCTCCACGCTTAATGGCTTCATCAAACTCCTTAAGGTGATCAGGGTCGATATCCGCATTGGGAATTTGTGCCATCAAGGTGTCAAACATGTTGTGTGATGAATTGACAGCAGATGCCCCCATGGGAGAAAGAATGCCGTAAAGCTCCTTTCCTCGCTCGTTAGCTTCGCGGATTTTGTTCCTGTAGCTAGTGGCGTGAGCACCAATATTGGCCCAAACCCGCCCCGGATTTGGCTCACGCATGTAGTCAGCGCCAGCATGAAGATCGACCGGCCAAGCGAGAGGCTTGCCATTAATGTGCGTCAGGCGACCAAAGCCGCTAAGATCACCACCCACATTTACAAACTCATTGCCCTTGGCAAGATCGTAGAAATCTTCCCACGATCCTTGCTTCTTAGGCTTGAGATTGACGCCCGGAATGTTTTGGATGGTGCGAGTTACAGCGCTGGCTGGCATCGACTGCTTGATGCTGTAAAGGCTGCCGACACCTGTCTCCATGCCGGTTGGAGCGCGATAGGAACCGGCGATCTTTAGAGCCTGCTGGACCGACTCGGGGTTCTCGCTCAGCGGGCTGTGGATCTTCTTTAGAAACTCGCGGTAGACGGCAGGATCAATATCCCCACCATCAGCATATCCCTCGACCTCACCGCCTGAGGCATATCCCTCAACCGCCCCGCCCAGAGCATGTGCGGGGAACCCGCGCTTGAGGATGCTCTCGCGCATTTTTGGGGTGATGCGGATAGCGCCAAGGTCTGTACTGCCAAATCCACCATACCCCTTGGGGTCATCATGCTCAATCGTGGACTTCTCAAGCTGCGCCTCGGGATCATGCATCTTGGCGAGACGCAAGGCGCGCTTGGGGATCATGCGGTCGTACATCTCGAACGGCCACTTTTCGCCAACCTGAAGGTCGTCAGTCTTCAGGTGACGGTAATCCCTGCTGGTATCAAGCCCATAGTAATCATCACTTGCGTTCTTCAATTCATCAAGAATGGCCTGATGCTCGTCTTCCAAGCCCTGCATCTTTGCGTGATGAGCGGGATCACGATGCACCCCTTGAAGAACAATGTCGCGCATCATCTGCAAATGCGCAGGGCTGTATTCGTGATCGGGATACTCCTCACGAATGCCATTGATGCGATTGTTGATGTCGTTTTCGGCAAGTCGGTCAAGAAAACTCAGATGCGCCTTACGCGCCGCGATCTCCCGATCCCGAATGTCTTGATTGCTCAGGCCCTCACCTGCAAAAACCTTTTCGGCAACGCCTTTGCCCAGATAAGATGCGACTTTCTCAGGAGTCATGTTCTGTTGCTTAAAGAACGTGCCCCCAGCAGGATCTGCGATGGAAATGTTATAAGTGCCGTCGTCATTCTTCTCATGCGATATGCTGTTAACATGCTTTGCCAGATTATAACGATCAGCAATCGTGCTGCCCGGGGACCACGCAAGCTTGTCGTAGCCCTTTTCAGCGGCTTCACGCAGAGCGCGCTTCAGGCCAAGATCCACCCAGTCTTCGGTCTTGGTGACGTAGGGGGCGGGTTCTATACCCTGAAGCTTCTTGTACATGTCTGAAAGCTCTGCCTCCTCTTCAGGAGTCCTAACGCTGTCAGGCATTGAGTTAAGTCTTTGGAACCTATCTTTATCAATAGGGGCGCGGAAACCCTTCTGCCGCCCCTTCTGCGCCCAGTCGCTCTGAAGCTCATCGATGTGGAAAACCTTGTCGCCCTCATGGTCTTGGCGATCCTTGACCATCATGCTGGTCAGGATATCCGGCTCACCGCCAAAGTGGACAGGGACGCCCGGATACATGTCGCCGCTGCCGTGCTTCAGCAGGATTTCGCGGTAATTCTCGCCGCCGGGGATCGTATAAACCTCATGATAGGGATCATGATGCCACGCGCTGGCGCGCTCAGCGGCATGGCGCTCACGCATCTCGCGCCTACGCTGGTTAATCTCAGCGGGCGACAGATCCTCATCATAGAGGCTTTGACGCTCACGATAATGCTTTTCGCTAATCTCACTCGCAGAAGGTTCTCCGCGCTGTCTACGGCGAAGTACCTTTTCTTCCACATTGGGCATGCTGGCCCACAAATGCTTGGCAACCTCATCGCGGGTTACCTCAGGCTTGTCGCCAAAGGCGTAATCGTACTCGCCCCAGTGCAATTCAGCAGGCTTCACGCCCTTGTTCAGCAGCATGCCGCGAAACTGCTCAGGAGTTCCCCGCTCCTGAGGCAGTCCCGCAGCGGTCACTGCAGCGTGACTGTAAAGACCTAGATCATTCGGCACCGCATAGGGATGCTGGTCGTCAACCTCGCCGCCAGCGGCGTACCCCTCATCCCACCAGCGCTCAGGAAGCTCTTCCTGACCTTCATAACCCAAACTGCGCATGACGCGAGAGGGCTTTGCCTCAGACGGAAAATACTTGTTTGGCTTGGGGATGATGTCTTCGTCATGCGCCCCTTCAGGGAACACATCACTGCCCGCTGCATCGCCAACCATAGCCCTTACGGGAATGTGGGTGTATCCAAGCTGGTGGGCTGCAAGCACACGGTGGTTGCCTTCACCGGTAATTGCTGTGCGCGAATTCTTGCCAACACTGATGAGAACAGGCTCACGAAGCCCTTCTTCCTCTATTTCACGGCGAAGCTGAGCCATGCGCTCAGGGGAGTGGCGATATTCGTTTCCGCGCCGCTCCAAAAGCCACTCAATCGGCACATATTCCATGACATGCCGGTAATTGGTGTTCTTGGGACTAATTGGAACAAGGCGATGCTCGCCTTCGTGGCTTCCGACCACTCTGATCTTACTATTGTCGCCGTAAACATCACCCCCACCCGCAAAATGCTCAGGCATAGGCTCCCCATAGACCTCATGGATCATGGGAGAATGCTCTTCGACGGCCTCATCGCCGTCAAACTTGCCCAATGCAGGCATGGGGACGCGCCCAAAGTGCGGATCGATCAGCCTCGCGACCGACTTTGCAGTCATG